TAGGAAGTGCCATATTTAATTCTCCAAAAATGATCTAAGATCAGTTACTATAGTAACGCCAGTGTCTCTGGCTTGTCGTGTTTTAGCAGACTCTGTCCCACCTTCATTGATGAGGAAGTCTACCTGTTTTGTAAGACTAGTTTTTACTTCATAACCAGCCGCATTCAAAGCATTAGTAGCATCAGCTTTGCTTTTGAAACTCTTCAATCTACCACTAATACATACTGTACTTTTACTCGCGGGCATTGCATTTTCTGAGAACTCCCAGTAATGAGGCATTACTTCTAAAAAGTAAGGCAACTCCTGTTCGCACCAGTCGAGTAAATTACTAGTAGCCTTCGGGCCCAATCCTGCACGTTCACAAGTGTCTGCATTGAGGTCAAATATAGAATTAATAGTCTCAGACAACTTCCGTGTTGCCGTGTTTCCAATCAAGGGTATACCAAAGGCAGGTAAAAGAAACTCCAGGGGTGCGTTACGAGAATTCATAATTTCCCCCTGCAGTTTATTTGTCACTAACTCGGAGCCTAATGATGCTAAGATACTACTACGTTCTGTAGTGTAAATATCAGAAGGGCATTGCCATTTCAGTTTGCTAATAGAAGCAGGGCCAAGGCCCTTGATCTTCATTGTTTTAGCAAAATGTTCCACTGCTTTGCTGTTCTGTGCAGGGCACAGACTGTTATTACAGTACAAAGAATCATTGACCCAATCTAACGCATTATCACAAGAAGGACAATGTGTAGGAGGTAAGATTTCTTGAAACATGAACTACTCCGATTTAGTGAAAAGATATTATACGAGAAGTTGAGCTAAAAGTCAAGAAGTATTTTTCTCGATGTCCACTCGTCTAACGATTCGTGGAATGATTTCCCCACTTCGTATAATTTCAACCCCGCAACCTATTTCTAGGTTAAGGGAGCGTATATACTCAATGTTATGTAGAGTTGCACGGCTCACAAGCGCATCTCCTACTTCGACAGGCTGTAAGATTGCCACTGGGCTTACCACCCCTGACTTACCTACTTGCCACACAACATCAAGTAATACTGTATATACACCCTCTTTCTGCTCTTTAAGAGCAAAAGCACCGCGAGGATGATGAGCTGTATATCCCATCTTGTTAAAAGAGTCATAGCTATCTATACGAAATACGTCTCCATCCGTAGGATAATCAGACGCATCGAAGTCCGTGATAACATTAAACCCTTGATAGGCTAAACACTTCATAGCACTGCGAAAGCTGGAATCCCCTCTGCCCTGGATGTCATACGCTACAAAGCGTAAATCCTTGGCACGAGATCGAAACTCAGACATATCTTTCAGATTCAAAGAACCTGCTGCATAGTTACGAGCATTTGGTATGTTGCTTGGTGCAACAACTTCGCCGGTAATCTGAACCGTAGGTTTGATACCGACTGTAACGGGCACTATCTCTTCTAGTTTTAACGTAATATCTCTTCCGAGATTACCGTCTCCACGAGTTAGAGCTTGGGCTAAGTGTCCATTAACATAAGTTAAAGACACCGCCGCGCCGTCTAGCTTAGGTGTACGTACATACTCTGCACTTACAAATTCTACCTCATTTAAATCAAAAACTTTTCGCAACGAGTACATACGAAATAGATGAGGAATGCCGTTAGTAACGGTATGTCCCACACTATCATAATTGTACTGCGAGGCTAGACTATCAAACTCAGCATCCGAGACTATCGGAGTGCCTGAGTAGTACATAGCCGCTGCTTTTTCTAAAAATGAATACATAGATTCCCTCACTTATTAACAGATATTATACTGGATTCAAGAAGGAAAGTCAAGAACTATTTTGTATAAACGTCCTTAATCATATCAGAGAAATGTTCCTCTATTATGTCCTTACTTTCAGCCAAAGATAAAATTTCGACTAGCCCGCTAAATAGTTCTCTTGAATTGTTAAAATCAAGAGGCATGGCAATCCCCTCATTACTGGGCTTCCATTCTTCAGTAAAGTCAAGATAATACTTTCGAAGGTGCAGATATTCTATACCTCTAAAATTATTTATCGTTAACCTTATCTGTACTTCTTTTTCCCTGTCGTAGTGTACAACTCTCTCATACACTTCGGGTGCGTTATACAATTCCATTTTACCGCCCATTTTTTAGAATGGAAGATAACGGAACTACACTTGTCACGTTAGCAGGTTTAAGAAGTCGAAAGGAGTCAGTATCCCAACAAAACATTAACAAAGTTTGAGTAGACTCTTTTGCTCTGTTTTTCTTTTGTTGAATATAGGGCGTGCTGAAGTCCAACGTACAAACATTGTATTTCAACTTATTACTGTTTTCACTACGATAGGTGATAACAGCATCGCCATACTCATTTACGAGCTGTGCTAGTTCTTCTTTTTTCACATATGCTCCTAGTGAAGCGGGTTGGCAGAATCTTCTGTCGTACCGTCTTATTTAGGAATGTGAATCGCGGGGAGGACGCCAAAGGTCTAACCTACCCCGCTATAAGAATTAACTATTTACAGCTGAAATTAATCCCGCAAAGTACATTGCTGCTTTACCAGTCAACTTGCTGACGATCTCTTCATCAACTTCTTGACCTGCATCAGAGATAGCTGCTGTTAGAGATTCGATAGCGGCAGCCTTAGAGACGCGAGTGCCTCCAGTACTACCACCAGAAGATGATTTAGCTGCTGGTGCTTTCTTTACATACACACCTGCTTTTGTAAGAACCATACGTACACCGTTAGGTGACTCGTCATGCTCTTCTGCAATTTCTGCGACGATTTCCATACTATTTTCTGGAGTTGGGTTAGCGGACTCATATGCCTCGATAACCTCTGCTTTTTTCTCGTCTGTCCACGCCATTTTACGTTTCCTTTTGTTTATTGGACCGCCGGGGCACGTGCCCGTAGCGGCTATTTGTTGATAATAAAATCTATCGCCCAAAGTGTGTTTCTACTATTGTTAGGTATGCGCCTAGAATAACAAAACATACACCTAAGGTGAATAGCCCGATTAATACTGTACCCATGTTGTTTCCCTCATTTCCATACTATATATTATAGTAGACTAAGCAAAAGAAGTCAAGAAGTATTTTTAAATACGTGATAAATCTACGCCATATTGTTTTAGGTGTTCGAGTTTTCCTAAATCATAAGCAAGCTGATAAGCACTGAAACCTCCAGTACCTACGTTAGCCCATACTTCGCTCTCATCTCGTATTTTTTGAACTACGTAAATAGAGTAGCACTTGCTGCTATACTTCTTTTCGTAGTCAGTATCTATAAACCCCGGCTTCTCCGCCTGATAGTCTATAGACATTTCGCGTTCAATAATAGCAGGAGCATGATAGCGAGCAGACCACACTAGCTCTCCAGGAGCAAAGTCTTCTGCAATACACTCTTCTGGCAAGTAGTCTATTACTTGATCTGTTTTTTGAGGAACGCCTACTCTTTGGATGATTGCTTTGACGAATCCAGAGGATCTGTACATTCCTTTTGCGATTTCGGTAATGGAGTCTCCTCCAAGAAACTGTTGAACTGCTTCAGCAATTTCTGCGCTTGAAGCTGCTCTTCCTTTATTCTGCGCTTTACGTTTTGCACGATACAGTTTTTTATCTTCGTGATCATCTATTATTCTCTGAAGTCGCGCCGTGTTGTATGCTATGTTCAGCATCCCACAGGCTTCTTTCTTGGAGATCGGCTGATCCGCAGTCAGGTGAGCTATCACCTTCTCGATGTTGGTCGATGTCAGATTCTCGTAATCTTTCTTCTTTACTCTTGCCAAAAATTTTCTCCCAATTAGTATCAAACTTACTTTTATCTGTAGGTCTCTGCTTACTGCCCTTGCTCACGAGGATCCTCTCCTATAGCCATCTGTAAGTACCAGATAGCCTTTCGTAAATCTTGCTTACGATTATCTTTATTATGGCAACGCCATAAATATTTAAAAGCGTTAAGGCGACAGTATTCTTGAAATGCGTCTTCAGACGCTGCGGTCTGCATCATCGCATCAATACATTCTATGCCCTCACGCTTGTAATGTAAAGGACTATTTACTGGGTCATGTGTTTTTATTCCGCTCATTCCACAGCCTCTGCTACACTAGGAAAATGCTGTCTTATAATTTCCCAGCACTGGTCTGCTACTACCATATGTTCTTTCTGAGTGCCATGACCCCGCCGCAATTCACAATAGTGAATCCAAGATCGTAAGTTCCCCGCCATATATAGCGTAGACACTGCGTTGCCTTCAGGCAGCACAGCTCGTGCCTGCTCTTTAGCAATACCATTATCAAGAGCCCATTTATAGGCTTTCTTTGAAGCATCTAGTACCTGTGCCTGTTTCATATTCCAGTCTTCATAAAGTCGTTCGTTGGGGGTCTTATTGCCTCCCTTACCAAACTCTTCAATACCTTCTAGCTCAATACTATTCTGCCGATTCTTAGCGTCTTGCAGGCGTGCTTCACGGTAGTAGAAATCCTCTACTACAGCATAGCGCTGACTAAACTCTTGAAAGCTAAAACTACGGTGTCGCAGAATTTGTCGAGCAATATCTCGAGTTGTGCGAATCTCCATAGTAATATTTACCATCTCGAAAGGAGACCAATGTCCATGCTTAATAAGATATTTAAGCAGTCGTGGTGCGCTTTCTGGGTGGTTTTGATTGTCTGGGTTACTTACTCGTGCAGCATATGCTACTAAATCTTCTGCTGTGTTACACCCTGTAATACCGCTAGGCTTTGTTAGCCCTACTAAATTAACATTACTCATAGTTTCTCCAATAATCTTCGAACTCTTCATGAGAGTTAAAAACTGGCTCAGGATTTATAAAAGTGTCTATGTTTCCTTTTATACTTCCTATATTTTTTGTATTTCCAGATCCAGGGCGTTTACCTGCAATCTTCCATTTCTCTTGAAAAAACACGTCTACATTCTTATACGGAGTACTACCACTAGGGTCACGCTCGTATATAAATCCTAATACATAATGTTTAGTATATGTATCATAGGGGTATACAATGTTTTTTGTATTGCTTCTTATAAAAGAAGTATAACTACCTAATGTGAACCCGTTGGTTCTTTGTTTATAAGTAGTCTTTACGTCTATCGCTATATTGCCTTCGGGAGTCTTTATAGTAAAGTCTGGGTAGTAGTTTTGCTTCTCAGGCTGCACTACTTCATGTCCATTACTTAGTTTATCTACAAAGTCCTCTGAAAGCATTTCAAAAAGAGCAGACAGTACCTTTGTGTCTGTTTTTAATTTATATATTTTTCCACTACTAGAAATAAATCCTAGTATTTCAAAATCAAATACTTCATCTTCCAGTAACTTTTTCGCCTGCTCTACTAAACTCATTGTCTAGTTATCCGTTGCTCGTAGTCTGCCAAATCCTCGTCCCACCAAGAGGGTTTGTCTCTGCCTGTCCAACTGGCAAAAGTAGCCTTGTCAAGCATATAGTAATTACGATAAGACTGAATAGGGTCAGTCTCGTCCTTGAGTACATCGGGCATTGCCATTGCAAAGGGTGTAAGCCCCACCCTCTCAAGTCGTGTTGGGTCAGGTAGTTTGTTAACAACCTGCCAGAAAGATTTGTGCTCTTTTCCATACCTGTACCTGTATTCTTCTGCGAGTGCGTGAGCATAACAGAAAGTCCACTCGTAGTTATCTAGGGACGATCTTGCCCA